TATTACAGAGGAGTATTGTGCAGTAAGTCTAGATGGTTCATCTTTTTGATTCATGCTAGTACTAAGCGTTGAAAGATATAGTGGATAAGCAATTTTGGCATAAACTCAGACCGATAATAACTAAAATTTTGAGTATGCCATAAAATAAAGGGACAAGGCCAGTTGAAGATATAGTTAATTGCTTTTACAAGGCAATAGATAATGGCCAAACTGTTTTCTTTGTTGCCATTCCTGGTATAGGGATGCACTATGATGGCGTCATTGAGCCATGGCCTGCTGTTTATTAGCAGAAGTTTGACTCTCAAATGTAGGACCACAAAAACTACGCAGAAGCGAAGGGGTAAGCTCATTTGCATTTTTTATGCATAGATGTTTACGGTACTTAGCCGTCAGGTAAATTTGACACTACCTTGGGCAACTGCTTAAGGAGTGCTGCTTATTTTTATTACACGCTGAGAGTAATGGGTATTTTGAGGCCTTGGGAGACTCAAAAACTTGGTCCTATACATCTAAAGGAGAATTAAGTTTCTCCAAAGTTGTGGCAAATGGTGGTTACCAAGAAACTGCCTCACATACTAAATCCTTTAGCATCAGTTCAAGGTGATGATTCAGCTGCACACGTTTAGAAAGCGTTGGGTGTTATATTCAGAGATACCATACTGAATTTGACGGCCAGAAGCAATAAAATAGCTGGGATAGGTTTGGGTTAAGTGGTGAAATAGTGATCCGATTAGGTGCATTCTGGGATATTGATTTCTGTTCAACGTGGTCAATATGTAGTGACGATAGGTTAGAATCTTGGGTCGTCATGCGTGATTTATGGAAATCACTAAGTACAAGAAATTTTTACACTGGTACTAATGCTATACTTTTGAATAATGGATATCTGCATAGAGCAGCTATTTTATAGAGTATGACAACCTTGAAGGTTTCAAAAACCATCGAGGATTTAATGCATATTTAGCTAAATAGAATTTCAAAAGTCATGCCGGTGGGGGGCTAGTTAATTGTGGACCAATATCTGAAGAGTTAATGGACATCATTTTCCACTAAAACTGATGAGAATGGTTATAGTGGCTGTGGGCCATATGCTTATTGTGTGACTGACGAGGTAGATTAAAGATTGAACATTTGTGTTTTAGATGTTCTTAATTTAATCGATCGCAACGTAATTTATTGCGGTGCAGACGGG